AACCAATTGTCGAATTACTGAATGTGACCTTGTTATTATTCGGCTGCGATAAACTCCAACCTCGAGCAGTTCCCTCCCACCACCTTGTCATCTCACGCCCCGGGCCATGAGTCGGCAGGGACGGATTAACCCACTTTGTCCGCCCAGACATGGCGTAATACTTGCGAATCTCTTCGATAGCATCCTCGCCACCCTGCAATACAGCGGCCCGGCGGACAGCGGGGGCAGCCAACTTCAATGCCGCTAACTTAGCCTCATCAAGACCAGTCGCCTCAATCGTGATGAATGAATTACCCGTCTTTAATGCCATCCTCGATTCCTTTCAGCATCGCCTTGCCAATTTCATCCTCAAGCGCCGATGTCAGCGCCTGAGCATTAAGCATCCCATACATCTGCGGGATACGCTCGATCACCTGTTCAACCTCCCGGACAAATGCGCCGATAGTCATGCGCTGCGACTTATCCATCAGATCGGCTAAAACCTGATCAACCGGGGCGAGCCATTCGCCTGCCACATCTCTCAATTGCTCATCGGTCATTGCCGGAATCTAGCTTATCAACAATCCGCTTTGCCCATGCAAATCCGGCATCGCCACCCCATCCATTCCATGCTTGCCATCCTTTACCTTGCTCATCCCAAGTGGATCCTTTCTTATCGACCTCATGACGCTGGAAATAGGAAACCATCCGGCGGACAGTATCCTCGGACAATTCTGCCCGGTTGGAGATATCACGCGCTCGGGCAAGGCCGACAGATGTCATGCCACGCTCAGATTGCGGCTTTGCCCGACGAATTTCTAGGGCATTTATTGCGTTACGTGCCATCTCTTCAGTCGGACGCAAGTCAACCGATGCGGCTGACTCAACCTCATCGATATCAGGCAGATCGGGAGCATCTTCCGGTTCCGGCTGAGGCGCATCCTCAATACCCGGCTCCAGCTCAGGCAGCTCAGGCAGATCATCATCACCGAAAACCTCTTCACCCTCGATCGGCATCGGGATACCCAGTTCCTCATAAACCCAAGCGCGAGGCATCTTGACCCCGATCTCGTTGTAAATCTTAACCCGCTCGGCAATTGCCTTCTCATCCTTTGGAACTGGAATCTCCAGCTCGCAATACGGCATATCCTCGGAAGCCACCTTGCCGAAATTCATCCGCACGATTGCCGGGATCAATTGCGTTGTGATGATCGATGCCACCCATGAGGACACAGATTGCAGAACCTCAGACCGGATGCCGGAATGGACATCGCCCAATGCTCTGGATCCTGTCCCGGTGTTATCGGTTGTGAGCGTTTGACCCAGCAACAAAATATCACAAGCCCGATCAGCCACATCCATCATGTGCGACTGCGGGAGGTTGTCACCACCAGTCACAGCGGAATGAATCTCAAAGTCAACACCCGGCCCGGTAGCTGCCCAACCGGATGATCCGATCGATTCCAGCATATCCTCAGCCTTGTTAAGCGCATCCTCGGTGCCATCGGTCTTTGCTGTCCGCATCGGGATGCCAAACAACTGCGAGAATTGCATCAACCACCCAAGACCATAGACAGACGCCAACCAATACTTCGTTAGCGTCCGCAAGTTCGCCGCATGGATCGGATGCGTTCCACCTTGCGACCAAATACCGATCAAGAACCGATCAGGCGGGAAATCAACCAGCGATGCGTAATTTACGCCACTAGGCGCAATCATGAGCCGATCAACATCATTCGATGCGGACGGATAGGCGAGATACTTAGCAGGAACCGGGGCATAGCACCTTGGGCTAATGATGCCATTCTCGGATTGCCAGACGATCTCCAGTACAGAAATCCCCTTAGCGTATGCATCGATGATAGCCTTTACCATGCCAGACAGATCCAACTCCCAATATCCCGGGCGGGGAGAGTATGACTCAAGCGCACGTTCAACTGTCTCGTAGATCTTAACTGCTGCCGGGGTTGGTTCCTCAGCGTCCTCCCGAATCGCTGGCTTGATCTCAAGTTCAAGCCTAGCCACAGACCCAGCAACCTCATTCAATGCCTTCCGCAGCCTTGGCCAAGTATCTAACATGAGTCGGAACAAACGATCTTGATCCTCTAGCTTGCCAGTACGAACGCCGCGCAGGATCGTGCGAACCTGATCCGGAGTGACATTTGCCAGATCGTAATCATTGGTTCGGTATTGTGCAGGGATAGGCCAAACAACACCTTTGCGCTCGTCGATAGTCATGTGAGGTTTCCGATTAACATATTAAAACTCAAATTGCAAGCCATAGTTCACATAGCATTAAACCCTGATCGGCGCGGGGATGAGAAGTCAGACCTGCGAGATCGAACCGGATCTTCCCCGGTCATCATGCCCTGCATCGCTGGGCCGCAGACAATGCAGCCAAGCAATGCGTCTGCCCGGTCGGGAGATTTCAACCCGGATGCTCGCATGGTATCCTTGGATTCGATCCGTAGCTTTCCATTCTCACTCCATTCGGTCTTGCGACTGGTCAACTGCTTAAATGCCACCTGATCCAATCCATCTAACCTAATCCGGCCCCGGGCGATTTCCCGGCATCCTACATGCCATACCTCGCCAATCAGGTTCATATATTCATTCGGCTCACGCGATCTTGCCCCGCCATGGAATCGGTTGATCCGCCAGCCATGCTCGGCAAGCGCATCGATCATGACAGTCCCCAGTCCGTCAGCATCGCCCCAAATCTGTGATGCCTTCAATTGTTCATCCTCAAATGCCCGGATGAATTGCCGCACACCCTGCATGGTATCCTTCTCAGCCCATGCCTTAACGATCCGGGCGGAGTTGCCCCGGCGAACGGCAAGGACATTCTCATCCCGCCCGGCAGCAAAGTCGCAGAATGCAACCACAGTATCACCATGCGGCTCAGGCGGGTTATCAACGGCGCTGATCAGCGCATCGCTAGTCAGAATCAGGCGATCAACATCCTCGGCGAACTCTGCTAGGTGCATCGATCTAAAGATCGGATGCTTTTCCCCATAAATCTCAAGATCTCTATCACGCTTTGCCGGGTCGATGTGGGGGCATTCATCAGACCTAGCCTTGACCCTGCACCAATGCGAGGATTCCTCATGCTGCGAACGGAAGAACCACCCCATCGGAGCGCCGGGCGATGAAGCGGCAAGGATCCTGTTTGTCGTGCATCGGTCAACCGCAGCCTTGATGCCATCCGGGATCGTCTTAGCCTCATCCAACACATACAGGACAGGGCTATCATCTGTCCTGTGATATCCCTCAGCCCGGCCCGGGTTGTCAGTAGAGAATCCCGATGCCCATCCGCCCTCCGGGGTTCTGATCTCAGCCTGATTCCATGTCCACCCTTGGAACAATGGATGCCCCCGATACTTCTCCATGGCAGGCCAAAGCTGAAGCAGCACCTGCCGCCATGATCCAGATGTGACCGGGATCCGGCCTTTGGGGAACATCGCCAACCACCATAGAATTGCCGGGGCGATCACAGCAGCGGTCTTGCCGGATCCGTTCGCAGCGACTAGGGATGTCCGGGGTTGATCATTGATCCCCTTGAACGCCTTGATCTGCCAGTCATACGGACGCAGCCCAAGGACACCGAATGCGAACGGGCCAAGATCAAGATCGGGTTTAATATCAGACATCGATTGCGTTCCAGCGTTTCTTGAATTCCTTTATCTCTCCATCATCGGTATTGATGATAGAATTATTCTGAACATTCACTTGCACTTCCGGGCCATCAAGCGTTGACCAGTTAGCCCGGCATTTAAGCCAGAATATGCAAGCAGTCAGGGCTTCCTTGGAATCGCTCATGGCAATGTCATACAAGCGCTTGGCGATTTGACTGGTTGCCTTTGCCCTGCCTTTGCTCATGTCATCATCATAATACTTCCGCAGCGTCTTTTCATCGATGCCGATTTGAGCGGCTATCATTTTCTGCGGAACACCGATACCGCACAAGGTAGAGATCAGGCGTCTGTTTTCGTCTGTCGGCTCGTGGGGGTTCATGGCATGGAATGGAGCGCATCGGTCGGAGTTTCACCGCCCTTTCCGGGATGGATTCCCGGCGTGTCAATGGTTTCACTTGATGCGCGTTTTGGATAGGGTTTAGACAAGGGGAAAATGCGTTTTCTCATCTCATTGTCAAGTGGCATTAGGTATTTGTGCTTCCACATAATCGGGCTTTTTTGCATTCCCTTAATCGTTCCGAAAAGGCTGTTTGCTGTGCGCTTGTGCATGATCTTGCCATTGTGCATGACCTCTTGCTGAGCTTGTGATGTTCCGCAATAGATCCAATTCCCTGCCTGATAAATTCCGCCGTGATGCCCTTGCAATGGGTCAGCATAGGAAATGATGAGCCGCAATCCGGGGCTGTTGGCTTTCAGGAATCGCATGGCAATCGCCGCAATCTTTGAAACTGGCGTGATGTGCTTTGTGAGTGCGATCCGAACAAGCTCACATGCTGCTGTTTGCTCCAATCGGTAAGGCTTGCCGATGTTGTTGTTTGCGCCCCTACCGAAAAGAACCACACCGATAAACTTTCCGTTTTCCCATGCTCCGACTTTGACTAGCTTTCCTGCTGGCATTGATTCCGAATAATGCCAGTTCTCCACAGCATACCTCGCAGCCTCATGCGTTGCCCAATCAATCTTGAGAACAGGTTTCATGGAACGAAAAATTTCCTGCAATGAGGACATTCAATCGGTGACTTCTCATCGAGCTTGCCTTGATCATCCTCTGTGCCGGGCGCAAAATCAACCTCAGCCGGATTCAACGCAGCCTCAATCTCCCCAGCATCAAACCCAACCAGATCCAGATCGAAATCAGCCTCGCGCAGATCAGCCAGTTCCAGTCCCAGCATTTCCTCATCCCAACCAGAATTCAAAGCTAGCTTGTTGTCTGCAATGATGTATGCGCGTTTCTGGGTTTCGGTCAGATGCCCCAGCCGGATGCAGGGAACCTCAGTCAGACCCAACTTCCGCGCAGCCATGACCCGGCCATGACCAGCGATGATGCCATCCTCAGCATCGATCAGGACAGGATTGGTGAAGCCGAATTCACGGATTGATGCTGCGACTTGCGCAATTTGCTGATCCGAATGCGTCCGGCTATTTCTGGCATAGGGGATTAGCTTCTCTAGTTTTATCGATTCTATTTTCATAGGTGGGAAGTGTTAGGGGCGGATGATATCGATAGTTTCCATGATCGATACATTAAGAGCGGCATCCTCATAACTCATGCCAGCATTGACCAACGCCAGTATAGCCGACTGCTCAGACTTATACTTTCCATTGGCCAAGTCATCTATGATTGAATTTATCTTGTCGGTGTCCTCAGCCATTTTCTTGCTTTCAGTATTTTAGTTATCTCCTGCCTGATCGGTTCAAAGTCATCATCATCCCATTGGTCTGGATACTTTAATCCACGGACACCTGCGGTTTGCCTTCCTCGCAATGCAGACATCAACTCAGATTCATTTGATTCCACAGCGATATACTGGAAGTAAGCCCTAGCGAACATCTCATCATTCTGCATGAAGTATTTCCTAGAACTGGGCTTGAGTCTTCTGTCGGCTTTGATCTCTTGTATTTTTCTGGATGATTTTGCCGCTTTAATGAATCCTTCAAATTCAGGCGATCCAGATCCCCACTTATTATCGTAAATTGCATCCGCTATGACCCTATCCGGGTCACCACTCCAGAACCCATGATGATCTAGCCAATGCCCAATTTCATGAGTCATCGTATCAACAACAGTCTTAGATTTGTTTATCTCAATGTATTTTCCATATGGAGAATAAGCACCATTCCTTGTTGTCCTAGTTGAAAATTCATCTAATAGCTCGATATTCTGAAGCGGCCCATCACCATGGATCGAATCGATGATCCTCAACACCTTGTTAAATTGCTCCTCTAATCCTGCTCGCAACTTCCCAGATGTCGTTATTTTCGATGATACATCAGAACCAATTTGTTTTGGCGGCGCAACAACGGGAACCGGAACAGGAGTCGGAGCAGCAGCCGGAGGCAATGCCCCACCACCCCTCAGTGCCTGAAGTGCCTCTAGCGTCAACTTACCATCCGGCCTGACTGCCTGTGGGCCAAGTCTGGATGTAATCGTGTTGATCGCCTGTTGCTTGATCTCCGGCGTGATGTCATCCACATCAGCGGTCACACCTTTGTTTAATCGAGCGGGTAAGGTTGCGCCGAATTGAGTAAGGTCGGGTGGCATGACCTTTTCGCCCGGTTTGACCAGTCCCAGCTTCTCTGCCCGGGCGCGAGATACCGGGAATGTGGTCATGAAGCTGTTGAACCCCCATGGCCCCCATGGAACGCCGAACCCGCCGATGTCAGCGGAGTTTTGAGAAAGCCAGAAAGCAAGATCATCATATCGCCGAACAGCACCCTCGTTTGCGACATGGAGTGTCCGGGGAACCCTTGCCCCCGGTGTGCGGACGAATTCAGCGGCTGGGAAACGATTGATCCTGACAGGATCGGCAACCCGGGATTGGTAGATGGCGAAATCCTGAGCCTGAGCAGTATTGGTGTTGAAGATCAGTTTCAGCCGGGATGCGCTGATTACATTCTGGATCGATTCGTTCTTGAAGTCGGCGGGAGTCGCCAGCCCCTCGCTGATGAGCAATTCAGATGCCTTCTCCCGGAACTTAGCGAGGCCGGATTCCTTGAATGCGGTTTCGGTTGCCCCGGATGGTGTCAGGATCGTTTCTACGGCCCCGGACTGCCAGTCCAGCAACATGGAGCGCATTCGGTGCAAAACCCGCGCAGAATTGATCGTGGAGCTAAAGAATGCCCTTTGGCGGATCGCAGGTGCTACAGATGCCCAATCCTGTGAGTTGAATGGCCCGGGGAACACTTTCCGCCGGGCGAGATACTTTAAGCCATCGAGGTAGGTCTGCATTATCTGCCTTCAGTTTGCTTTTGGATTGCTTGGAATGCGGATGATGCAAGGCCGGGGATGGATTGCATCGGTTTTGGTTTGAGTGGGCGTATCTTGTGAGGGGTGGAGTATCGTGACACATTCGCCACATCGGCTTTTGCAATGAGCCGTAATGCATAAGGGGTTGGGCGTATATGTGCCACGACAATGAGAATGTGGCGATTATCTGACGATCAGGCAAGACGTTACTGCGGAACAGGTCGGTAACAGAAAAGCGTTACCGCGAAATCCCCTGATTCCATAAGGGATTCGGCCCCTATAATAATAATAATAACATAATTACATAAATATATATATATCTCTCTCTCTCTCTCTCTCTCTCTCTCTCTCTCTCTCTCTCTCTCTCTCTCTCTGTATGTTTCAAAAAAGCGTTACTTC